CGCGCCCTCGCGGTTAGATGTCCAGGATCACATAGCAGTAGCAGTTGACCGCGGCGGCGAAGGTCACGCGGATGCGACCGAACTTGCCGGCCTGCAGCACCGGTTCGCGGCCGAGTGGATACTGGAACTGGTAGCCCTGCGTTGTCGGCGACAAAAACTGCGGCCCGCTCAAATTGCGCACCACTGTGATAGTGCCCTCTGCCGTTGCGGTGTAGCCGGTCGTGGTGGTGCTGCACTGGATCAAATTGGTGGTCGGGTTGCCGCCAGCCATCGCCATCGCATCCCACTTGGTGATGCTGTTGACGTCGGCCGCCGTCACCGTCGCGGCGACATCGGTTTCGATCAGCTCGACCTTGCCTGGCGCGGCGGCGGCAAAAGCATCAAACGAGATGCCCCACTCCATGATTTTTGCTGCTGCGGTCGCGCTCGGTACGAATTGCAGCATGGTCTTGATGGCGGTGCCGGTGGTGACCATGGCGAACGCCGCCGTGGTCTGCATCGGACCGTTGGGGATGAGATAGGCAGGCATGTTCGTGCTCCTTTACCAGTAGGCGGCGCGTTTCACCGCCTGTGAAGTTATTAGTTTTTTGCTAGTCGGCCCGCCGCCACCGCCGCCACCACCAGCGGCTTTGATCTCCATGCCCGCGGAGGCGTGGCCATAATTGTCGTGCCAGGAGACGAAATCGTAAGTGCTGAGCGCGCCAGATTTAAAAGCGTGCGTCATGCGCATCCAGTCGCCCCCGCCGCCGGTGACCCGGATCGTTTCGGTATAGCCAGCCCCGGCCTGGATATCCATGCCGTTTGGCGCGCTGGTCGAGAAGTCGCGACCGTCGGCGGACAGCACTTCCATCACAACACTTTCGGATCCAGTCGTGCCGCCGAGCGATTGACTGATCGCGCTATTCCAACTGGCGGGGGTGGCAAGGTTCTCGGATCCAGACAGGCCGATTGGCCCGCCGACCATATCAATGCCGGTCCAGCAAGACACCGCGACCGAAAAGGTGTATCCGGCGCCGAAGTTGAACGTAGCCGTGTTGACAGTGACCGTCATCGACGCACCGGTCGTCACCGGCGCCCACCATATTTCGACAGCGGTACTGTCACCAACGCCGCAGTCAGAGCGGATGACCCGCGTAAATGTCAGCCCTGCACTATTCGTAATAGTAGCGGTCGCGCCCGATCCATCGTTGATCGACGCATACGTCAGCACGAGGATGGAGTTGTTAGCCGGCGTGAACGACGTTGTCGTAACCGGCAGCGACCCTGTCGGGAAAATGATTGTCTGCGTCAATGTACGGACAGGTACGGCCATCGATCAGTGTCCTGCCCGTAGCTTGCTTGGCTTTAGCCGATCAGCACGCCGATGTTTTTCCCATTATCATTTTGAAACGTACCCTCAAGCGCGCCGACTAGGCCGTTGACGTAATCAAATACAACGTTGCCTTCGCCGGCTTGAAGACCGAATAATTTTTCGAGGTCGGCGAAATCATCTGGCGGAGCGGAGTTATTGCCCATGATTTCCAATATCCGCTTGGCCAGCTCATAGGTTTGCCGCTGCGTCTGCGCCAGCTGGCGCAACATGCCGGAGTGGGTAGCGCCAGGCAGGTTGATATCGATGTTAACGAAAGTATTCGGCATGTCCGCTCCTATGTGGAATGGGTGATCGTCGAGGTCGGCGAGGACGGCATCGTCACGGCCTGGCCTGACGTGATTGAGGTCGAGTTGACGATGACGTCGGTGCCAGAGGTGCCGACGGTGAGACCGGTGACGATCACCGCGTTGGCGTTGGTTCTGATCTCGGCCTTCGATGCAGTGCCGGTTGCGGTGGCGTTGGCGGTCAGCGGCGTCGTGGTGTTGATGGTTAATACACTGCCTGAAACCGTACCGGCCGGGTTCAGCAGATTGATCGTTACCAAGACGCCAGTGGCGCCCGATAGCGTGCCGTCCCCGATCACCATCTTGCCGGCCGATCCGGCGCCGCTCGGCGCATTGAACGTCTGAGCGTTGATGGCGGCGAGCACCGTGGTCATGCGGTTGGTTTTGGTGGTGGCGTCGTAAGAAACGGTCATTGCTATCTCCCTGCGTTATCCGTAGCGGCTCAGCGAGGCCAAGCGCCCCATCGCGTTGTCGTCTTCCAGTTCGGAGTGTTGCTCGCCGCGCAGCACCTGGTCGCGGAATTCTTGCGGATTGATGCCGAGCTTCTGGGCGCGCTCCCACATCTGCTTCGATAAGAGCTCGAGCTTGCCGGCGCCAATCTTGGTCTTGACGCCCGTTTGCGGCCCATAGGTGCCCCACATCAGCGCCTGCGACGGCACCGCCTCGAGGCCAAGCGGCTTCGCGATTTTGTCGCGATACCACGGCCCGATCTGGCGATACTCGGTGCCGCCCATGTAGTCGTTGAAGCCAGCCGGCACGTTGCGCGCATCAGGCACGCCAAGCGCGCGGGTGAAATGCGCATCAGGGACGGCGCCAGTGGTCTGGAAGCCAGTCTCAGGAACGCCTGACGCACCAGAGTATAAATTGATTTTTACTTGGTCCTTGCCGTAGCCGTGCTGGCCAGTGTCCATGTAGCGCCGCACCGGACCAGCCTGGTTCATGTGGCCCATGATGCCGTTAACGTTGCGCAGGATCTCAGGATAGTCAGCGGTGTTGCGCTTGTCGGCGGCGAGGCCGCCGTACTTCTCGAATACATCGTACTCGCCGCGCTTGCGCATCATGTTCGCCGCCGTGCCGCGATTGATCTCACTCGGCACGCTGGAGCCAGCCGAGAACGGCGTCATGCTCATATTGAAATCTTTGTATTCCTTGGCGGCGCGCTCCGGCCCGACCAGCTTCTCCATGCGCTGGTAGAGCGGATCCATCACGTACCAGGGCACCATGCCCTTCTCGAGGCCCTCGTGCTTGCGCGCCTCGGCCAGGGTGTCGATCAGCCGCTGCTCATTAGCCGGGTTCATCACCGCGGTGGCGGCCTCAGGCGGCTTGCCGGGGCGGCTCGGCTGCCACAGATCTGGCTGCATGTTGCCCTGGCGCCGGCCCTGCTGGCTGATGTCGTAGAGATCCTGGCGGGTGACGCCGAATAGCTCCTTTAGCGCCTGGTGCTCAGGCTCGACCCTGGCCGCGGCCTCGCGTGCGATGACATCCGGCCGCTTGTAGATGCCGGGATTAGCCACCCGCACCGGGTTCTGGATGTACGGCGCATTGATTTGTTCTGGAGCCGTTCCCGGTATGTTATCCCTGCTTGGCAGCGTGACGCTCACGTCGCGCGGCTCGCTGGTCAGGCTGTAGCCGCCGCCTTCCTTAGCCCCGCTGACGCGCTTGCCGGTCAGTTCCGTGATGTCAGGGTGCTGCTCGCGGAACTGGCGCAGCAGATCACGCATGTCGGCAGTGCCGATCGCACCGCGGCCGGTCTCGCGTGGCATACCCGGCACCAGAACGTCCTGAACGCTGGCGGTGCCCTTGTCGCCGAAGCGCACCAGCGCCTCTAGCTTGGTGTTACCTTCCGGATCGAGGCTCTTGAAATACTTCTCGTTGGCGCGGATCTGGCTGGGCTCGTAGACGCCGCCTTCTGGCGCCGCCACCAGCCGGTTGGGCGAAAGTATCTCGCCCATCCTGGCCTTCGGGGCGGCCTTGGTCGCCAGCCCGCCACCGGAAACACCCATCGCGGCCTCGGTGGCGCGGCCGATGTCGCCCTCGGTGATGTTGACCAGCGGACTGGCAGTGCGATAGCGCACCGTAGGATCGTCCTCGCGCGTCTGTGGTGTGGTCAGGAAGTCGACCAGGCGGTTGACGGCAGGCAACCCAGGGGAGAACTGCCCGCCGCCACCCACCAGCGGCGCTCCGACGTCAGGCAGAACATCGGCGCCGTACTGATCCAGTGCTGCCAGTCGCCCCATCGTGCTCATAACGCCGCCTTCCGGTAGCGGTGCTCGCGCTTCTTGCGCTGGTGGCCGCCGGCGTCATCGAGCACCGCGGTGATAAGTTGATCCTCTACGACCTTGTTGATGATTGTTTGCACCATCCGCGTCAGCGAGATGTCGCGGGTCTTGGCAGACATGCGCAGATAGTCGCCCTGCTCAGTGTCGGTGCGCAAAAACACAGTGACATGCATTTGCCGCGGTTCAGCCAAAATCATACTGGCCCTCCCGGTCGCTGCGCCAGCTTCTGCTGCGTCACCATCTGCCGCTCGTTGGATCGCTGCGCCATGTCCTGGCGCTTCAGATTGGCCTGACCGACCTGCAGATTAAATTTCTGGCGGTCGATCGCCATCTTCTGGTTGTTCTCCAGTATGTGCGCTTGGTGTGCCTCGCGGTTCTCCATCGCCTTCTGGTTCTGGACCTGAGCCTTAGCCTGCTCACTGAGCTGGTTCTGACCGAGCTTCATGCGCTCGATTTCTTTCTGGTTGTTCAGCTCCCAGGTCTTGTGACGATCCTTCTGCACCATCTCGTCTTGCTTGATCTTAAGATCCTGCGAGTTCTTCTCGCGCGCCGTCTGCTGCTTCATCTGCTCGACCTGCAGCGCGATCTTGCCCTGCGCCGTCAGCGGATCGTCGCCGGCTGGCTGCTCGCCCTTGGCCTTCATCTGCTCGATCAGTTCATCGATCGTGCCGTCAAGGCTACGCCCGGCCCGGAACGGCTTGGTGGCGAATTTCAACAGCTCGCCGCAGAACGGCGCGGTCTTTGGATCAGCCTGGATCATCTGGCCGAGCTGCGGCAACAACGAGCCGAGCACGCCGACAAATTCAGTAGTGGCTTTCTTCTCGGCCATCTCGTCGGACAAAATCGTGCTGTCGGTTTCGATGTCGAGCGTGAACGATCGGGCACGGTTATCCGATAGAAACTTTAACACTTGCTCGATCGTCGGCTTCGCCTCGACCTTCTGGATCTGGCCCATCAGGCCCTGCAGCTGGGTCTGCAGTTGCTGCAGCTGCTGCGCTTGCGGATCGTCTTGCCCCTCTTGACCAGGCGGCGGCGTCGTAGATGCCGGTTGCGCCCCAGGTGGTGCGCCAGGAGGCGCGCCGGGGGGTGCTAGCTGTGGCGGCGGCGGCGCCTGCTGCATCTGCTGCATCTGGCTGTGGATCTGCTGCGCCTGGCCGATCAGCTGCTGTATCGCCTGCTCCTGCATCTCCGCCGTCGGCAGCTGGGTCTGGCTCATCTCGATGATGGTCACCGGATCGAAGGTCTGACAAATAATCTCGATACTGATCTCCACTAGATCGCGCGCCAGCCTCACCAACTCCTGCTGCTTGTCCCGTATACGCGTAGAGCCATTTTGCGTTTTCAGCTGTTGGGCACCAAGGGTCTCGCTGGGATCGGTCGCCCCCCGCATAATATCGCTGATCCCCATGATCTGATAAATATCCTCGATCACTTGTTTTCTTAGGGTCACCAGCGCGACGATGGTCTGGGCGATCATGTCGATCGGTAGCCATACAATGATTTCCTTACTGCCCCCGAAGGCCGCCCAATTACTGATCGGCACCAGCATGCGTCCTGGCGTCTTGGTCTGTATCGCGGCCTGCACCGCATCGGCTAGCTCGGCGCCACCGGCGGGATAGAAGCCTTTAGCTTCGAGCGCATCTGACAGCGCGTGTATGCGTCCGGTGAGCAGATTGAGTTCTTCGAGTTGATCTCGATACTGCAGCACATCGGGTACAGGCACCAACGATCCACGCTGCACGGTGCCGTAGGCGGGTTGTGGGCAGGGGAAGAACTCACGAAACTCCAGATGCGGATCGCCCTCGTCGAGGATGAGCTCACAGCCGGCACTGACCCAGTACACTCTGCCATCAGTCTTGCTCCAGATCTCCCAGAACTTGGCGCGCTCGCGCCGATCGGCGCCACCGACTTCTCGCGCATCTTTGTCAACGCGGTACTCCGCCTGCTGATAGACCGTGCCACTGTGGCGCAGGAAACGCTTGCGGGCCTCGGCGCGCGTCAGGTAACTGGCGGCAGCAACCCAGGTGACTTCGCGCCAGTTGCGCGCAATTGAATGCAGGAAGTCGCGTCGTCCTTTGAAGTCAACGCAGACCTTCTCGTGATTGTAGAAGCCGCCGCCCTTGCCGCTTTCGTAGCGGCACCAGGCGACACCGCGATCGACCAGCGCCAGATCGTCACGCACCAGCTTCATCAGGCCATCGATGCCGGCAAGATCGAATGACACGATGGCGCAACGTTCAGCGACTTCAGATGCCGCCTGGTACACCGGTCGCTGATCCTTGAATTTTGGCACCACCACGGGTGTTGGGGGCTTGGCGTAGATCGACGGCTTGATAACCTCGCAGTTAGCCCAGAACATCTGGAATTCTTTGTCGCGGTGCATGTCGGAGAGCCGCGCCAAATTGGCGTATTGCTTGTCGATGTTGTCACAGCGCGCGTGGTAGTCGGCGAACGTGTCTTCGCTTTCCTGCAGCAGGTTGAGCCAGGCCTTGCTCGACTTCGGCTCGATCGCCTCGACTGCCTGCGGATCGAACTCGAGATCGTCGTGCCGCAGATCCTCCTCGATCGGCGCCGTCTTCTCTGGCTCGTCAGGCATCAGCTTGCGTCGAGCCATGGCTTACACCTTGGGTTCGGTGATGAGGCCGAATTCACGCGGCACCACTTGCGGCACCAGCGCGTTGCGATCGCCGGATAACAGACGAATGGAGGTGCAGCAGCGCAGGCGGTCCGGGTTAATGCCGACGATGGCGCCGGCCGGCACGCTGAACGCCAGCTTGGTCGAGCCCATGCCGTCATACATCGGGTAGAAGCTGGCGCCGTCGACCGAGGCCTCGATCGTCACCACCGCCGGTGTCCACGCCTCCGGCATGATCAGGCCGACCACGGTGAAGGTCGAGATATCGATCACATTGGAGATGCCGGTAACGCCACCAAACCATAGCGGCACGACGGTCAGCGTCATTTGCTCATGCTCCATAATCCCATTGGTGCGAACATACCGGACAGGTCAGCCGCAGCCGGTGCGCGCCAGTGCGCTTGGCGGATCGAGCGTCGACGCTGCCGCAGGCGGGGCATGGCGCCACCTGGTGCAGGGGGCCGCCCCAGACCGGTTTGCCGACGCCCCAGGTCGTTGCGGGAACGTCTGGCGGTAGCCTTGGTGGGCTATTGTTCGAGATCACCGGCATCGGCTCGCCAAGCGGTTCTGGCGTGTCGAGGGCGTCGGCAGCGATGCGGAGCAGGCGTGCGGCGTCCTTGCCGAGCAGTGCCAGGTCCCAGGGATTGCCGCTGGCCTGGCTAGCTTCAAGGGTAGCGGCGCAGGTGCGCATACGGTCGACAAGCTCCCTGGTCATAGCCTAATCCCGCGGCGAGGCGTGTCAGGCGGAGGTGGGAGCGTAAAGCCAACCGGCTGGGCTACCTTGATAACCCGTTTCGGGGCCGGCTTCCAGCCCTGGGCGAGGTACCTCATGGCATCGGCATAATGGGACGTCCAGTTGTGTAGCGGGTTGAGACCGAAGGCGCGCTTCTCGTCGTCCCACTCGCGCTGGTACTGCTCGAGCGCGGCGAGCAGGGGCTCGCACCTAGGATGGAACACACACAGAGGAAGGGTGCGTCTGACCGCATTGATGCCGTCCTCCAGTCCGGCCAGCGGCACCAAGAAGGGGCTGAGGTCCATTGTCTGCATCGTCTCGACGCGGGTGCGACCGCTGCCGAATTCTTTGACCTTGGCGTCGTGTGGGACGTAATCGTTGCCGTGGATCCAACCCCTCTGCGCGTGACGCTTGAAAATCTCATCGCGGTGGTACTCGACGCCAACCTGGCTGCCGGCCATCACATCAAGGATTAGCAGCTGGCCACCGTGCGCCTGAAACCAGATCACGCAAGTATCATCCCGCACACCGAGATCCCAGGCCCGGTGCACCGGCAGCGTTATATCCGGTTCGATATCAAGCACGCGACCTTGGTTACGGACGTCGACCATCTCGAGTGCGTAGTAGGCGCCGAGCACGGCAGCGTTAAAGCTCACCATCATTTCCTGGTCGAACATCGCTTGGCCGGCATCGCGGCCATAGATTGTC